GCTAGGAATAGTCAAATAACGTTGAATATCAACGCAATCTAATATAATCTGGAGATCTATGTTACAGAAGGTTAATTTTTTACCAGGAATCAATAAACAAGTTACACCCACAGGTGGCGAAAGTCAGTGGATAGATTGTGATAACGTTCGTTTTAGATATGGCACACCAGAAAAAATAGGTGGTTGGAAACAACTAGGAGCAGATAACGTTAGTGGTGCAGCTAGAGGTCTACATCAATTTACTAATAGTGCTGGTCAGAAGTATTCTATCATAGGGACCAACAGAGTTTTATACGCTTATTCAGGTGGTGTGTTCTACGACATACACCCAATCAAAACTACAACAACACTTACAAACGCATTCAGCACAACTAACGGATCAGCATCAGTTACAATAAATTTTTCTTCTGACCACGGTATTGAAGCAGGAGATATAATTTTATTAGACAATTTTACAACAATAACAAACTCTAATTATGCTGCTGCAAACTTTGATGATATAAGATTTATGGTTACAACAGTGCCATCTTCAAACACGATTACAATAACAATGCCATCTAATGAATCAGGATCTGGGGCTTCAGAATCAGGAGGCATTAGGGTTAGGCTTTATTATCATGTGGGTCCAGACGTACAAGCACAAGGTTTTGGTTGGTCACTTGGAACTTGGGGTGGACAAGAAGTAGGAGCATTTACTACAACTTTATCTTCAGGTATTACAGACTCTGCAACAAGTATAACTTTAAATGATGCATCACAGTTTCCATCCTCTGGTACAAACTTTATACAAATAGGAACAGAAGAAATTTCATACACTGGTATATCATCAAATGTTTTATCTGGTGTTACAAGAGGTGTAAGAAATACAACAGCAGCATCTCACTCTGCAGGTGCAACTGTTACAAGCTCATCAAACTTTGTAGCATGGGGCGAAGCAGCATCAGGTGACTTAATTGTAGATCCTGGTATGTGGTCTATTGATAACTTTGGTGACAAAGCTATCTGTTTAATTGTTGATGGCGAAGTGTTTGAATGGAACTCTGCAGCAACCGATGCAACATCTACAAGAGCCACAATAATATCTAATGCACCAACTGCATCAAGACATATGTTAGTATCTACACCGGATAGACACTTAGTGTTCTTTGGTACAGAAACCACGATTGGAACAAAATCCACTCAAGATGATATGTTTATTAGATTCTCTGCAGTTGAAGATATTAACACGTATACACCTACAGCAACCAATGACGCTGGTACACAGAGACTGGCCGACGGATCACGGATCATGGGAGCTATTAGAGGTAGAGATGCAATCTATGTTTACACTGATACAGCTTTATTCTTACAAAGATTTGTTGGTCAACCATTTACATTTGCTTTCGTGCAAGCAGGTACTAACTGTGGACTAGCTGGTAAGAATGCAGTTGTTGAGGTGGATGGTGCAGCATACTGGTTATCTGAAAATGGTTTCTTTAAATATTCTGGAGCTCTACAATCTTTACCGTGTTTAGTTGAAGATCATGTCTATGATGACATTAATTTAGATTCTGGTAATCAAATGATTACAGCAGGACTTAATAACTTGTTTGGTGAGATTATGTGGTTCTATCCAACATCTAATTCCTCTGTTAATAATAGAATGGTTTGTTACAATTATTTTGACTCCACACCACAAAGACCTGTATGGACTGTAGGAACATTAGCTAGAACTGCTTGGGCAGATTCAGCTGTATTTGGTAGTCCTCATGCGTTATCATATGATGCAGATGGCGTTGAGGCCGCTACTTCATCTACATACATTCAAGGAAACACAGATGGTGTATCAACGTACTATCAACACGAGACAGGAACTGATCAAGTTAAAGGTGGTACTGTAACTGCCATAACAGGGAGCATAACATCAGGTGACTATGATATTACACAGGACAGAAATCAAGGAGTTACATTTAGAGGAGATGGTGAGTTCTTAATGAAAATAAGAAGATTTGTGCCAGACTTTATATCTCAAACAGGAAATACGCAGGTTACATTGAATTTACGTAATTATTCTAACAGTACAGCTGCAAGTTCCTCACTTGGACCCTTTACAGTTAGCTCATCAACGACTAAAGTAGATACACGAGCAAGAGCTAGAGCAATAGCTTTGAAGATAGAAAACACAAGCACTAGTCAAGACTGGAAGCTCGGCACGTTTAGACTAGACGTACAATCGGACGGTAGAAGATAATGAACGGAATAGATTATTTAGATGTAACACAAGAAGATTTATTAGGTAGAGCAAGATCTGATATGCCCATGGCTAATGTAATAAGGCCTGGTTACGATCAAGAAATGAACATTGATGATTCAGGTAAAATAAGAATAAGAGATTATCTTAAAGATTTTGCTGGTCAAGCTGGAGAAGGTATTATGAATACTTTAGCAGGCCAAGATCGTAGATCTGCTTTTGCCAGAGCTGGACTTGGGTCTTTATTATTTGGATTCAATCCTTTAACAGCAATTCTTGGAGCAGTTATTGGATCAAAAGCACCAGACATTTATAGTAGCCTTCAAGGTAAAAATATAAATCCTTTAAGTTTCATAAGAGAAAGAAAAGCTGAAAGAGAGGCTAAAAAAGCTGCAGAAGCACAAGCAGAGTTTGATAGATTAAATGCTGCAAGACAAATAAGAGATTCAGAATCTATGAGTGGTGGAGCTGGTGAAACAACTCAAGGAACATTTGGTTCATCAGTAAACGATCCAACAACATTTAGTGATTATTCATAATGGCAAAGATAGTACAAATATTAACAAGACCAAGTAAAGAATACAGTCAAGCTGTAGCTGACTCACAAGTCAGAGATCTTGATGGTGTAATACAAAAATTAAATACTACGTATCAACAAGACTTGAAGGATGAAGTAGAAGCTGAAAACTTCTTTTTAAATTAATGGCAAATAGTTTTATAAATAAAAAAGTAGACTTAACAACTACAGATCTTACAACTCTGTATACAGTGCCATCATTTAAGACTGCTGTTGTAAAATCAATTTTAGTATCTGAAGATGCAGGATCTGGAGCCAGTATTACAGTAACACTAGTAGATTCTTCATCTAACATATTTAGTTTATTTAAAAGTAAATCTATAACTTCGAATACTACGAGCGAACTTTTAACCCAACCTCTTGTTATGGAAGAGAGCGAGATACTAAAAGTACAGGCTTCTGACGCGAACGAGCTGCACGTCATAGCTTCAATATTAGAAATACAGCCGCGAGAGGTAGTAACGTAATGCAAATATTAAAACCAAAAAAGATTATAACAACTATATCTAACCTTAAAACAGGTGAAGAATATAAAACCGAAGAGGAGTGGAAGGCTAAAGGAGTGCCAGAAGCAGAGATTAGAAGAGATGTCAAAGTAATTATGCCATCGCTTGATTTACTAGGAAAAACAAAATAGAACAATATTATGCCGTTAAAAAAACTTAAAAGCATAGGAAAAAAAATACTTGGAGGCGCTGGAAAAGCAGTCAAAAAAATAGTGCCTAAAGAGGTAGCGGGTATTATGCAAGTTGCAGCACCCTTTGTTGCAGCGTCTAATCCTATGGCTGCATTAGCTTTAACAACAGCAGGTCAATATAAATCAAGAGGTAGAATTAATCCTTTGCAAACTATACTATCATTAGCACCTTCGCCTCAAGTTAGAGGATTTACAAAAGGTGACGTAGGTTTATTTGGTTTAGATTCTTTAAAACTAACTGGTAGAGCAGCAGATCTTGGTTCAGGTTTAGATACATTTTTATATGGAGCACCAGAAAAATTTGCTGTTGGTAATGAAATAGATGGATTAATAAGTGTAGCTGATGCAAAACAAGGTATATTTGGCACTGGTGGAAAATTTGGTTTAAAAGAATTTGTAGGAAGTAAATTATTATCTCCTGAAGGAACATTATCCAAACCTAGATTAGCAGCTTTAGCAGCATCTGGATTATCATTAGCTGCAGCCACTAAAGAAATAGAACAAGAAGCAGTGGAGGCTGGTGCTAGTGAAAGCGATATAGACTCGTTAAAAGCAGAAGCAGCAGAATTCTGGTCTACATTATCATCAGACGATTTCAAAGTTACACCTACTTTGGCTCAAGGCGGTAGGGTTGGATTTGCTCTTGGAACAAGGCCCACGGCTCAAGAAAGTGGTCTAGGAGGGCTTCCAATTGAGGCAGATATGCGTTATACTGGCGGCTTCATGCCATACGGTGCTAGAGAAAAAGCCGATGACGTGCCTGCTAGACTTAG